ATGGCGGTGAACTTCTGCCCTAACTGTGGCGCAAAAATGGATGAGAAGGTTACTAGGGAAACCGAATGAATGAGTACATTGTAGAAATCATTTACAGCCAATACGGTGAAGGGACAGTCTTTAAAAAGAAACTGGTTCGGTGCAAGGACTGTAAGCACAGAGACCCCGAAGATAAAAAATGTGACAGCGGTCACGGCATCGTGTGGCAGTTACCGAGACCCGATGACTGGCATTGTGCTGACGGAGAGAGGAAAGAAGAATGAGTGAAGGAAACAATATGATTATTGAAGCGATTAAGTCGCTTATCACAGAAGAACAGATAGACGATGCTATCAGAAGCGTCGTTGCCGAAAGAATGAATTACAAAGTCGAAAGAGCGATCGAAAACGAAGCTGAACGGATTGCCAGAGAATACTGTGATGAAAAGATTGAATCTGTACTGGCAGACATCTTTGGCAGGACGGTCAATATCGATGATGGTTTTGGTGGTAGAAGAGGGTACAAAACCTTTGAAGAATATGTTCGTGATTATGTCGGACAGGAGTGCCGTAAACAGTGGAACATGGAGCACAATGTAAAGCGGATGGTTGAATCAAGGATTGAGGAAGTCTGCAAAAAGGTTGTGGCAGAGAATGAAGCTAATCTTGCGGATCAGGCTATGAAAATCCTTGGTGGGGCAGAGAGGAAAGAAGAATGAAAGAAATTAAACCATGTCCGTTTTGCGGTGGTAAAGCATCGCTACATCAAGGACTTCTCAAAGGAACAAATACTATGATTTGCCATACATGCGGAGCGGATGTGATGTTCTATGGAGCAGACCATGACATTGATAAATTCATCAAGAAGTGGAACAGCAGAGCGGAGAAGAAAGAAAAATGAGCAAACCATTTATAACGGCAGAAACCAAGGTGGTTGATGTACTTGAATATGGTCAAGGTGATGATGGAGAAATTGCCGAAATATTCAAAGCGTTTAAACAGTTCCGTGACGGCTACTATGAACTTACAAACTATGGAGAAGATTGGTGGAAAGTGCTTAACCAAGACACGATGTTTGATGAAATGATGGCTGAACAATGGAAAGAAATTGAAAAAATAGATTTCATGTCAGTCATCGAAAAAATGACAAAGGCACTTGTTGGCACTTACATTCGATTTGATTTCTTTGCGGAAACAGTGATTCTTGCTTCAGAGGAAGGAAAAGGATTTCAGCCGAACAGGGTTGAGAGGAAAGAAGAATGAATCAACGGATAAAGTTACAACAGCTTATCGATGCTATTGATCCAAACAGGGATTCTAACGGCGAAATGATCCAGGTTGTCAGGCCAACAGATGATTGGGACGATTATGATCAGATTGAAACCTCATCTCCATTATTGATCCCTTTTTACGAAGCAGAAATATGCGAAATTAGCATGGAAGCAAAAGACGTGATTCGAATCTCGATAGATTGGGAATTGCTGAATTCAAAATGCGATAGGGACAAAAGATGAAACAGTATTGCAGATATTGTGCGTTCTGCTTTGAAGCGGATCAGTTCAGATGCTCAAATCATCCCGACGGCAAACAGGTATACATGACAAGATCGGATATAAACAGAGCAAACAAATGCCCTAATTATCAGTATTCAGATTTGGGCGACGTTGAAACCGGTAAGCAATACCGTCCGCTTAAAGGCAAGCGAGCAAAGAGAATTAACCGCAATCTGCAACTGTTTGATTAAAGAGGAAAGAACAATGAGCAAATACACAATACAGGCTGATATTGATGAGGACCTGCTCCTCGAAGAGTTCACCAGAGTTGTAAACCAGGTTCTCTCCCGTACATTGGGGCAGGAGACCTTAAAAGAAACCGGGGTAATGAAACAGGCTATTAAGGAGATCGTTTACAGCAGAAAAGAAGAAATCGTTGATCGAGTTGTGAATAAAGCTACAGCTGAGATCGTCCGCAAGGGAATGCCAAAGCTGATAAAGAAGCTGACTGAGGCGAAAGAAGAATGAGTGAACCATTACCCCCAATAAACTGGAAGGAATACTGGGAAATGCTTGATAACTACTACCCACTGTCACAACACAGCGTGGAGTATTACAGGCATCAGAACACATTACTCAAAGCCAGTGGAAAAAGGAAGACAAAGAAAAATAAAAAAAGTTTTAAAAGTCATTATAAAAACTCCGCTTTTGCAGGCATAGGAAGGTAGAAAGAGAAGAATTCGGAACATGAAAGAAGTTGAAGTTGTTTTGACACCCATTAAGGAAGACGTGCATCTGCCTAACATTCCAAACGTTGGAGATAAGTGTTGGTTTCTCCCCAATCCGTTAGGTTTTGGCAAAGGAACAATCAGTGGAAGATGGACAGACGGTGATGGCATTTATGTACAGGTCATCGAATGGAACCCAAAGGTGCGGTGGTCATTGGACAAGATCACATGGGAAATGCCGGTAAGCAGAAATTGATCCAGAAGAGGATCATAGGAGAATGGGCAGACGATGAGTAAAGCAACAGACAAGGTCCGGGAGAAGATCGGCAAAGTCATAGACAAAGAGATCACCAGGGCGCAGAATAAACTGGAAGAGTGGTACAGCAGGCGAGCAGATTGTGGTCTGCGTTACCTGTACAAAGAAGAAGCATGCGAAGCTACAATCAAAGAGCTGAAGGAACTGAAAGAATCATATGATGCTGTTGCCCGGCTGAAGATGGAAAAGCGGACCATGGAAGACAGGATCAGCAGGAAAAACATTCTGATGCTGAAAGCCAAGGATGAGATCGCAACAATCTATGGTCTTGAGAAAGCGGTGAAGGTGCTGCAGGAAGCTGTCGACTTATGACAGGAAAGAGGGTGAATGATGCGCAAGGATGATCGATCATATGTGAACTGGTTCAAAGGAGAGTTAAGGTCCTATCTGAACAGCACAAAAATAATGGCAAGTCTTGAAAGCAAGATCGCCGTACTCGATAACAAGCTTGAGTATCATTCACCTGATCTCAGCGGGAATCCCCATGGCAATTCAGCCCCGCATGATGAGCAGTTAGCGAACTATATAACACTGCGTGATCGGTTCATTAAACAGTATGATTCGATCAAAGCACGGCAGGAGGCCGTAGAATCGATTCTGAGCGCCATTCCCGAATCGGAAAGGAGAATCATCATCCGTATCTCAAAAGGCATCACCACGATGGAATCTGAAGGCCGTAAGATATACAGAAGCAAGAATGAAATCCAGGGGATGATCGATCGTGCAATTCTGAAGGCCGTAAAAAAATATATAAAGGACGAACTGTGAGGTCGATGTTACAATATAGTTGTGGTGAAGGTGAGACAGTAGACATACGGAATCTTTCCATGATTATTCATCTCCTTATTGTTGAAAACGTAGAAGAGAGTCGGTGAGTGGGCAGTCATCGGCTTTTTTCTATGTGTGTGGTTAATGGTATAATTTATATGCAAGGTAGGTTTTACGTGATGTTTACTACTTTGTTCTCTGTAGATTTGTCGTTCGGTGTTGATGATCAGGAAGGGTCCGGCTTGGTGAAGATGTCGGGCTTTTTCTTTTGTTGTATAATGGATGTGAAAAGTTCGTGATGGGTGCCCGTTCCGGTGAGCGGGTGCTCATTTTTTTGCAATGTTACTGCGCCTAAAACAAAAAAAAGAAGCCACGGTTTCCCATGGCTATATATGTTTGTGTTGTTTATTCGGGCCAGTCTTCAGGATCTTCCTTGGTGTGGTAGATCTCTGGATGATCTGCAGCATACCGTTTCAGGCAGTCTTTAAACCATTGCGCTTTGTTCGGGATCTTCTGGTAGATCTCTACCAGCTCAGGCTCTGTGATTCTGTTTAGTTTAAATGCTGCCTGTACTTTGTTCTGCTGTGAGTACTTGCGGTCGTACTCTCTTTTGTTCTGTGCCCATTTGGGTAGTTCAGCCATGGTATCCTCCTTTTCGTTTAAATTATTAATAACATATGCAGGTGTAGCCAGTCAATTTAGAATAATGCCAACTGTTGATAATCGTCATCACTCAGTCTGATTTTCGCTTTGTACTTCCTTGTACATATCGATGTAGTCGTGAAGATCTGCTACAAGTTCATCCACATCGTTTCCGATCTCCTCGTCGCCTTCATACTCTTCCAGAAGGTAGTTAAGCGAATCAAGGATGACATCGGTCTTTCCGTTGATGAGATCGTTAACTGTCTCATGAATGATGTTGATGATCGTGGGATCCGGGAACTGTGGGCCGTATGGATCGACCTTTTCGTGCAGCTCCATGATGGATGATGTGATGATAAATGCCTGCTCGTTAAGCATCCAGGGCGATGGCTTGATGTTCTGAATGATCATGATGTTTACCTCCATCCGTAAAGTGTTGTTACTGCTCTGTCGTTGTAGAAGAATGTTGTAGCCTCATCGCCTACGATTAAGTCGTCACTGATGATTTCGTGAATGTCGCCGTTTTCAAACTGGATGAGATACCGGTCCCATTCGTCGGCATACCCTTCATACAGCTGTTCAATGATGGTGCCGTGTCTGATCGTGTAGGTATCGCCGGGTATGGCATCGGATACGTCCAGCAGGTATTCGTTACCGTCCTGATCGATCGCCACCGCATAACTGATTATGCAGTCGGGAGAGAACTGTAAGTCCCTGTATCCGGTCACCGTGCAGGTGGGGAACTGTTCACCCTGCGCCGGTTCTGTTGTTTCTTCCGGCAGGATCTGGATCGGTTCCGGTGTCTGTTCGATCTCTTCCGGTGCCTGTTCAGCGTTGACCGCCGGGATAAGATCCGGATAGAGTCTTTCTGATGTCTGGATGACAGCGCCGATAAACATAGAGAATGTGAGGATTAAAGCGGATGTGATAGCGAATGCTGTAAGCAGCAGGTTTTTGATGTTCTTCATTGTTTGATCTCCTTATCGTTTGGGCCGGTGCTTTAGGTGACCGGCAAACCTTATGGTCGTTTGGCTTATTTTGTGTACTGTTCGATGTATTCGGTCGCTTCTTCGATGGTTCTTGTGTACTTACCGATACCGCAGTAGTAGAAGTTCTGATTGTCTACACTCGTCCAGATCTGCACGTCATACATGAAACCGTATGTTTCCCGCATGAATTCCGATGCTTCACTGATAACAATCTTCCGGTAAATCTTAGGCATGTTTTTGATCTCCTTTTCTTTTCGCTTGTAGAATAGCACTGCAGTTGTAGACTGTCAACAATAAATTAATCAGTGTATCCGGTGTATGTGACTGTCTTGTGTCCGGTTCTGATGATCTTCGGGGACCACAGCCAACTGACAGCGCCCAGGGCCTTTATAATGTCCGCATCCGGCACGTTGTCGATCGAATCGGCAAAGTGTACGGCCCAGGTTTCCCGCCTTCCTGATTCGGACTGTTCAGCGATGAATGCGGGGATGTTTTCGGATCTTGTTTTTTCAATAGTCATTGTTTACCTCCATTTGGCCGGGATTGTGTCGGCTCCCGGCAGGCCGTTTTGTGTTTACTGATTTTCGATCAGTTCAACGATTTTGTCGTAGCCGTAGTCGGTCTTAGGATTGTACCCGGTGGAGTGTTCAAGGAATAACACATACTCGTGATCGCTGCAGCCGTCACAGTTTGAACAATGCTGGTCCGGATCGATTCCACACCGGCAGATGTAAACCGACTTGCCCAGGCGCTTAAGGTAGTAGTACATGTTGGCAATGTATGCGTTATGGCCATAGTTGAAACCCTTGCCGGGGATAATGCTTTTCACTACGTTAACATTCGGAAGAGTGTTCAGCAGTTCAATATCAGGGTCATTTTCAACCTTGGTATAGGTCCATGATTTAATGCCGGTGAAATTCTTCATGACTTCATAGAACCCCTTAGCCTCGCCGGGGATAAAGTCACCGATTGCATGCATACGCATTTTTTCGGTTCCTTCATTGCGTAACTGAATCGCAACCAGGGCGAAATAGATTTCCGGGTATTTCTTTAAAAGTCTTGTTCTCATCATTGCGTAGAACTTAACCGAATTTTGTTTGTAATGGCCGGTAGTACCATAGCAGCCCGGGCACGTTGCCGGGCATGTGCCCTTTTCGGAGATCTCATTTCCGTTTTTATCGACACATGTAATAGTTTTGTTTGTGGGTAATGTGGAAGAGTGATAAACCTTTTTTCCAAGCTTGCTATTACCCTTAACCAGCGGGACCGGGTAAAGCGTGCCGTCAATCATGACCATATTTCCGAAAACCTTTAAACCAAGTGTGTTTTCGATTTCTTTCCTTGTACTTGCTTTCATGTCTTTATACCTTCTTTCTATGTGGCGCCCATTTGGGCATATGAACCGGTTTTGAGATCCGGCAATCTGAAGATGTGAGCTGCGGCTTTTTATTTCACGTCGCCGCCTATATACACTTGCAAGTGTAGAACGTTAACCAAAAAAATTAAGTTTGTAAGTGACAACCCCAAGCGAGCGATACGAGCGGCGGACCTAGATCAGGACTTATCAACGAGCTCACGCCAGCTAGAAATGCATGATTGACTGAAGACAGTTTCCGCCGGCGTGCACGTCATCACGACATTCAGCGCCGGGAGATCCGCACGGGCCTACCCGCTTGGAGTGATTCAGTTTTCAAAGATCCGGAATTGATACTGTCGCTTGGTTTGGAGCTTGCTGTTTTGCTTTTCGCACTTTCAATATAGCGCTGCAGTTCTACCACGTCAACCCCAAAATGCATTTTTTTGTGAGAAAGTTTTTTCCCCGTAGGGGAACTTTTTTTGAACCATGGGGAAACGGCCAAAAACCATAGGAAAAAAGCGGACCGAAACCGGCAGCAGCTGCAGCAGATCGGAACCGGAACCGGCCCAAAAAGGGAGAAAAGGAGCGGAAAAGGAACGAAATCGACAGGGTTATTTCTTCCTATCTATAGCGAAAAACCGGAGGCCTGAAGACAGCACACCGACCGCAGCTGGACACCGGCAGCAGATCAGCCAAGGAAGGCAGCCAGAACCGGAGGCCCGGCCCGAAAAACGAAAGAAAACCGGCATTTTCAGCCGTATTTCATCGAATACAGGAATAGCAGACAGGAAGACAGATAGACACCGGAATCCGGGAAGATCCTTATATGTGATCATTGCCAGCGCTGCAGATCAGCCACGACAGCAGCCGCCGAAAACGACACCGAAAAGAGAATAGCAGCGGAGACCGAGACCGCCACAAAAAAGCGGACCGCCCGCCGATGAGATAGGGTAGGGTAAACAATATGGTAGGTTTACCTACTACAGTATCTAACTAAGCTACTTAGATCAGATCTTTGTAGAAAATTGTAGATACATAGTAGAAAAACCTAGTGTTTATGCTACTTTTCTGATGTTTCTGTTGTACACATTGTTGTATACCTATCCCCCTATAGTCCCCCTTCCCAGGGCAGACACAAGCACGGAGGGAGGGAGGAGAGGAGGGGGCACAGGGGAGGAGAGGGGGGGAGGGAGGCGCAGCCCCTTTTTAGCCCCCGCCCGTTGGAACCTTTATTATTGTTGTTGTTGTGTTTCCTTTCCCGGAGACATAATATTCCCTCCTACAGGATTATTTCCCAAACCAATTTCCTGCTATCTCCTGCACTCAGATACCAAAAAATACGGGGTTTTATCAAATTTTCTGCTACATCCTGCAATCCTACTTTTGGGAAATAAATAGTAGTACCTAAGACTGAGTCCCAAAAATTAATACGGTATGCCAGTTTTAACGGATATTATGGTAGTGATGAAAGAATTGAAAGATACAGAAGGCCAGAAGTACTGGGTCAATAGAGACAATATAGAGTACATTGCGAGCGTAGGACGGGAATATGCCGTGCGTTTTACCAGTGGAAGTGTACTGAGAGTAGATGAGAAGACGGCGAAGGAGCTGATGGAAGGATATGCCAAGACACGAAAAGATGTTCAACTTCGACCTAAAGCCAAGGGTGTTTGAGAACAGAGTCAGAAGATATTTTGAGAATGACGGCCCGTATACATTTGCGGGTCTTTATTTATACCTGGGTGTGTCGAAGGGCAAGTGGGCGAAGCTGAAGAAGGATCCTGATTATAAAGACGCATGTGACTATGCTCAGACGAAGATGGAAGAGCAGTACGAACAGCAGCTGATGAAGGGCAATCCCACGGGTGCTATTTTTGCGCTGAAGAACATGGGATGGAGTGATCAGGCGAAGATTGACCTTGCCGTAGGAGAGATCGTGCCGGTAGAGCAATTGCTTAAAGGCGCAAAGATGAAGGCTAAATGAACGATGTGGATATTACCCTTAAGGGGTACATTGAGAACTATCTGAAGATACAGACCAAGGACGGTCAGTTGATCACACTGAAGATGAACTATGCGCAGAACCGTCTGTATGATCTGTTTGCGGATGCGTATGAAAGGGACGAGCCGTTCAAGTGCATTATTCTCAAAGCCCGTCAGATGGGTCTGAGTACATGTACTGAGGCGATCATGAGTGCGTTATGCATGACCAGTCATTTCAGAAACGGTCTGATTGTCGCCCATACATCTGACTCCTCCACTCATATCTACAACATGGCAAAGAGGTACTATGAGAACCTGCCTAAGGGTCTCAAGCCGATGCTGAAGTACTCCAATGCCAAGGAGTTAAGATTTGAGAACCCTGCCAAAGATCCTCCCGATGAACTGAAGGGGCTGAGGTCGAGTATAAGAGTGGCTACTGCCGGGCAGGGCGGTGTCGGCCGTTCACAGACATTCAACTATATTCATCTTTCGGAGCTGGCATTCTGGGAGGAACAGGACGGGCAGACAGTCGCTGATCAGCTGACCGGTCTTCTGCAGACTCTTCCTCAGCACGGCTTCTCAATGCTTGTGATTGAGTCCACTGCCAACGGATATAACTACTTCAAGAACCTGTGGGACCAGGCGGTGGCAGGTGAATCCGACTATATTCCTCTGTTTATCCCGTGGTATGAGATGGAGGAATACCGCTATCCCTACCATGGTGAGGATCTGACAGAGGATGAGATTGAACTCAAGAAGAAGTTTAACCTCGATGATGAACAGATCATGTGGCGCAGGTATGCGATCAGAAACCTGTGCGGTAATGACCTCGATAAGTTCAGACAGGAATATCCGGCGACTCCCGAAGAAGCATTCATCATGTCGGGATCTCCTGTGTTCGATCTGCAGAAGGTCCTCAGAAGGATGGATGAAGTCCCCGAACCCATCGCCCAGGGAACATTCTCTGATATGGGCAACTGGTATGAGAACTCCAAGGGCTATACAAAGATATGGGAATTCCCCGTACAGGGCCATGCATATGCAATCGGAGCAGATACTGCCGGTGAAGGATCTGACTATTTTGTCGGATATGTACTGGATAAGACCCAGCAGGGGAAGATGGTAGCCCAGTACCGTGCCGTGACGGATGAGGCACTGTTCGTCAGACAGATGTACAACCTCGGACATTTCTATAACTATGCTCTGATAGGACCTGAAACCAACTTCTCTTCCTATCCGACCATGAAGTTACAGGAAATGGGCTACTACAACATGTATGTCAGAGAGTCAGTGGACACCTATACACAAAGGGTGCAGAAGAAATTTGGCTTCCGTACCACTACACTTACAAGACCTCTGATCATCGACATGCTGAAGGAGATCGTTTCCGAACATATTGAACTCATAAACTCAAAGGAACTCCTTCGGGAGATGCTGTCCTTTGTTAAAAATGAGAAGTCGGGCAAACCGGAAGCAGCATCGGGTGCCCATGATGACTGTATTATGGCTGCAGCAATCGCTTTCTTTATTCTGCCCCAGGCTCAGACAGGGGTATTTTTTGACGACGATGATGACACCTCGATCATTTCAAATGAGGAGATGTCATTTTTAAATTACGGAGGATGACATGGTTTATCTGATTATCGCAGTCGCCTGCTTCTTTGCAGGTTTTTATTTCGGCAAGGACTCCGTCAAGGGCAAGGTTATGTCCGAAAGTGAAATGGAAGCGATCAGACAGGTATTGAATGTCCTCAGCTGGACAGGAGGCAATGATGAAAATAAAGACGAGTCCTGAAGAAATCTACGATGAATATGAAAAGGGGCGCTCATTCAACTCATCCAATGGCCTCTATGACACCGTGGAAAAGAACCAGTCATTCTACCTCGGCGACCAGTGGAAGGGAGTCAATGCCCCGGATCTGACGAAGCCTGTATTCAATATCATCAAGCGTGTTACGTCTTATTTTTCGGCGATGATCGTTTCCGATGATGTGGGAGTGAATATTCTTCCTTTCCATGAGACTCCCGCCAACAAGGCAACCGCTTCAATCATCTCAAAACAGGTGGAAGCAGTACTGGAGCGCACAAGAGCGAACACCAAATGCCGTACAAATATCAAAAACTGTGCGGTAGACGGCGATACCTGCATGCTCGTCAACTTCAATCCCGATATTGAAACCAACCAGGACGCAAAAGGCGATATTGAACTGCTCATTATCGACAATACCAACGTCATGTTCGGCAATCCGTACTCTGATGATGTTCAGTCTCAGCCGTACATTCTCATTGTTCAGCGCCTTTTCACCGGACAGGTTAAGGATATGGCTGAATCCATGGGAGTTCCAAAGGATCAGATCGAAAATATCAAGTCCGACACGGAATCCATGACGCTCACAAAGACAATCGGCGACGAACTCACAACGGTGATCACAAAATTCTGGAAGGAAAAATCGGAAATTACGGTCGGAATCGATCCAATCACCAAATTGCCCATCAAACGGCAGAGAACTTCCGTTCATATGACCAAGTGTACCCAGTCTGTGACCCTCAAAGAGCCTGTAGACATGGGTTATACCAGTTACCCCATCGCATATATGACCTGGGAACATGTCAAAAACTCCTATCATGGGCGCTCACCCATCACAGGACTCATTCCCAATCAGATCTTCATTAACAAGATCTATGCAATGTGCATGGTCTATATGACAAACATGGGTTTCCCGAAGATCTTCTATGATCAGACCAAGCTTTCCAAGCTTACCAATGATGTAACCAAGGCTGTGGCACTCCCCAACATGGATATGGCAGGAAAGATGATCGATGCCATCAAGGCACCGGACTTCTCCAACCAGATCATCCAGCTGGTTGACTCCACAGTCTCTTACACAAAGGACTTCATGGGAGCCTCAGACGCTGCTTTGGGTAACATCTCCAACCCGGACAATACATCAGCCATCGTTGCTGTTCAGCAGGCCTCAAGTGTCCCTCTGGAACTGCAGAAACTGGACTACTACCAGTTCTATGAGGACATTGTGCGGTCCATTGTGGATGTCATGGCATGCTCCTATGGGGTCAGAGAAGTGAAGATCACTGAGGAACAGGCAAGAGAAATGAACGCTGTCGAAGGACTCGATCCTGTCACAGAAGAACCGGTCTTTGCTACGGCAGTCACCATCGATTTCTCTGCTCTTCAGAATATGAACTATGACATCGACGTTGAGATCGGTGCTTCTTCTTACTGGAGTGAGACAACCCAGGTTCAGACCATGGATTCACTCTTTGAAAAGGGCATCGTCACCAACCCTGTTACCTACCTTGAAGGCATCCCCGATAAGTACATCCCCAACAAGAGGAAGATCATCGAGGAGATCAAGGCACAGCAGGCAATGCAGGCACAGATGGCAGCACAGCCCATCCCTGTTTCCTCAGATCCGAATGTGACTGTGGGTATGCAGGATGGTGAGGATAACCGTGCTCCTGCGTCACAGGCTGCCAATCAGCAGCTGCAGGATACCTATGCAGAAGCAAAGAAATTTTACGGAGGCGGTCAATGAAATGCCCCAGATGTCATAAACCCATGGTACGGAAGAAAGACAAAGAGAACGTCTACTACTTCCAGTGCTCATGCGGTACTACGGTAGGAAAACCAAAACCTAAAGAGTCGGAGTGATCCGGCTTTTTATATGCGCCAACCATAGCGCACAGGAGAAAAACAGATGGACGAAATGACAAACCAGTCAATCGAATCTGAAGACGACAGCTTTGAGATTGAGGAAGTAAACGATACTCCTGACGAGGAGGAAGTCGAAGAAACCGAAGTCGAAGAGACCGAACCCACCCCTACAGAAGACTTCTTACAGATCCGTTACAACGGTCAGGATCAGTCCCTTACACGGGAACAGGCCACCACACTTGCCCAGAAGGGAATGAACTACGACAAGATCAGTCAGAAGCTGCAGGACGCATTGAATAACCCGGTTCTGAAGATCGTTGAATCCAATGCAAAGAAAGCAGGCCTGTCTGTAGAGGAATACACGAATCGTCTGGCTCAGTACCAGGATTCACTCAGCATTCAGCAGATTGCAAAAGAATTCAAAACACAAAACCCGGATGTATCGGACGCAGTAGCAACCCAGTACGCAAGCGAGGTCTACAAGAACCGACAGGCACAGAGCGCCAGAGAAGAGGCTGAACGTGCCCAGCAGGCTTCGCAGGCAGAACAGGACGCACTGGTCGCAGAGGTAAAGGCATTCCAGTCCAGGTTCCCCGATGTCGATATTGAGAACCTCCCCAATGAGGTGATTGACGACATCAATATGGGGACTCCTCTGATGGAAGCGTATCTGACATATGAGAATCAGCAGTTGAGAAACAGGCTGACCAACTCACAGACAAACGCACGGAACCGCAATAACTCTGTCGGCAAGGTCTCCGAAAACACCGGCAAAGGCACGGGCAATGACCCGTTCATCCAGGGATTACTTGGATAAAAGGAGACAAACATGGCACAGGGAATTAACTTAGCCGAAAAATATTCATCTCAGCTTGAACAGGCTTTCCTCAGAGAGTCTGTCATCCAGTCCAATGTAAACAATGAATACTCTTTCGAGGGTGTCCGTGGTGTTTACATCTACTCTGTGGTTACTCAGCCCCTGCGTGACTACACACGTTCCGGTGTATGGAGATATGGTCAGCCTACTGAACTGCAGGATGACACACAGCACCTCGTCCTGTCTCAGGACAAGTCCTTCGCTCTGACAATCGACAAGGGCAACAACAAAGACCAGATGAACGCAAAGAGAGCAGGCGCTGTTGTTAAGCAGCAGGTCGGCGAACAGGTCGTTCCGTGGTTCGATAAGTACGCTCTGACAGCATGGAACACTGCAGCATCAGCACTGGCAGGCGCAGCGCCGACAAAGGCAAACATCGTTGACATCTTCGCCAACGCTCGAAAGTCCTTTGTCAATGACAACATTCCTGTCAACACCGAGCAGAACATCGCTTACATCTCCGCTACAAACTATGCTTACCTGCTCCTCAACCCGGAATTCATCTCCGTTGAGAAGCTTGGTGAGAAGCACCTGGTCAAGGGCGAAGTCGGTAAGTGCATGGGCTGGAAGGTCATCGAAGTTCCGGATTCCTACCTGCCGAGCGGAACACATGTCCTGTTCACACACAAGTCCAAGGTCCTTGCTCCGACAAAGATCTCTGAACTCTTCATCAGAAACGATGTTCCGGGCATCTCCGGCACTCTGATCGAAGGCCGTTACTATGGCGATGCCTTCGCTCTCAAGACACTTGTCAACAGCACAACCTATGATTCCGCTCATCCGGAAGGCGCAGGCACATTCGCTGTCAAGGGTGTTCTGAAAGCAACAACCAGCGCAGGCTAAAAATTTGAGAGTCTATCAAGGCTCTCTGAGAGGAGAACATTATGACAGTTAAAGAATTATATGAACTGGCAAAGGCAATGATGTTTGAAAAGTCCACCTCAAGAGACTATGACAACTACTACATTCCGTGGATCAATGTTCTCTTGTCAGAGAATTTTGATATCAACAACTCACTGCTCAGATCCATCGGCGAGGAACCGCTTGACGATATCCCGACAGTCTCCCTGGATACTGATGTGCTTCCCTATGAAGACCGCATCTGCAGGGAGATCCTGCCGTATGGACTCGCAGCGCATTTCTTCATTGACGATGATCTGTCGAAGTACGACATCTTCAATACCAAGTATGAAAACGCACGGATGGCCTATATGAAGGGCAGGACAGTTTCGCTGACTGACGTATACGAGGTGACCTGGTAATGCCTATCATCCGTCAGAAATCACATGAACCGGCGCAGTACAATCTGCTGAATATCATCAATCCCGGATCGGGCGGGCTGAATATACAGGATCTTGATTATCTGTTACCCGTGAAACAATCTCCGAAGATGCTGAACATGATGTATAAGAACGGTGTCTTCGGCAAGAGATACGGGCAGGAAACGGTATCCAGTGCTGATTCGGATATCCTTGCGGTCGGCAGATACCACAACGAACTGTACTTTCAGACATCCGCAGGCATCAGCAAACTGGGAGAAGGATCTGTATATACCGCTGAACTGACCCACAAGGGAATGTTCTTCGTGTTCAACAAGATCCTTTATTTCCTGTCAGAGGATACCTACATCCAGTTTGACGGCGAGGAATGGAAAGAGGTTGAGCCGTACATCCCGGACATTCTGATCACGTCCAATCCCGATGGAACCGGCGGGCAGACCACCGACTATAACTACAACGCAATCGGGTCCGGCTTCAGAGTCGGGTTCAATGGCGATGGATCCAGTACGGTGTACCGTCTTCCCAAGCAAACAGACGAGAATAAGAACCTGATCATCATGGATGACACTCCTGTGAAGGTTCTGATCGGCGATGTGGAGCACTCGGAAGATGATCCCAATCCCGGCTTTACCGTGGACAGGAACGCTTATACGGTCACATTTGATACAGCACCGGATGTTGGCACAGACAACGTGTTTATCACAGCGTATGTGACCAATCCTTCCTACAGATCAAACATTCTCAAATGCAAATACGCTGCTTCTTACGGCGGCAATAACAACTCCCACCTGTTCCTGGCGGGGAACGGAAAGTCAACCTACTACTATTCAGACGTGTTTGATGCGTCCTACTTCCCTGAAATGAACTATGCAGTGATTGGGTCTACAGAAGATGACATCACCGGCTTTGGGCTTCAGTACAATGTGCTGATCATCTTCAAGCCGACTGAGGTATATTCCGTGGCTTACTCCTTCTCCAAGGACACCAATGGGGTGGAGCGGATGCTGTTAACATCCATGCCGGTCAATAACGAGGTCGGATGCGATATGCCGTATACCATCCAGTACATCGACAACCGGCTGACATGGGGGAACAGCGTGTACGGCATCTGTACGCTTTGCTCAACAGCGATTATCGATGAACGTAATGTTCGGGTCGTCTCAAGGAACATCAACGGTGGAAGCCGTGAAAACGGCCTTCTGGCTGAAGATAATCTGCAGGACGCTGTAGCACTGGATTATGACGGCAAGTACATTGTGTTCACTGGACGTGTGGCATACATGTGGGACTACACCAACGCTCCTTTCTCTGATTCCTTACGGTACTCAGTGGATGAGATGGCAAAGGCTACTGCATGGTACAGATGGGATAACATCGGCACTGGAAACGTGTCATGTGGCATCGTGATCGGCAGCACTGTTTACTTTGTGGCAGGGGCTGATGTGATCACCTTTAACAATGAACTGAATGATTTTGGCGAAAGCCCGATTCATTCTTACTATCAGACACCGCTGTTTGACTTCCAGGCTTTCGAGGCACTGAAGACAATCAAACAGGCATTCTTTGAAGTAAGAGGAGATACAGCTACCAAGATCCATATCACATACATTACCGATGAAGATCCCGAAGGCGAAGAAGATCCAGAGGACATTGAGGTTCCCGCACTGCTGTGGGGAGCGTTCACATGGTCTTCCTTCAAATGGGGTGTCATGAAATACGCAAAGACATTTGCACGGAAGTGTTCTATCAAGAAGGTCATGCTGTTTGGTGTGTTACTGGAGAATGATGAATTCGGCAGAGACATGTCACTGAGCGGGATCAAGCTGAAGTACACAGTCGTCAAGGAGGTCAAATAATGGACAGATTTGAATTTACTCCATCAACTGGTTTCAAGGATGCGTCCGCTTTTGCAGATCCTGCTTCCGAAACCGAAACAAGAGAACAGCTGATGCTTCCTCATGAGCAGACACAGACATATCTGAATGGCACACTGGTGCCTGCAGTCGAAACAGCACAGCAGAACATTCAGACCCTGCAGTCACAAGTTGAGGCGCTGGTCGGTGCTACCGGCGATCCTACTGCGATTCAGAACATTTTGAATGCGATTGCTTCAATCAATGACTTCCTGTCTGTGGTTGATACGGTCGCATATGTGGAGTGACCTATGAGAAGAGGAACTACACCGGCATATGTGGTGAGAATCCATGGCGCAGATATGGCGAACATCGAAAAGGTGATCCTGTCATTTGAGCAGAACGATGAAGATGGAAACATCTCCAGTGAACTGGATGTCGAGTGCACGATTGCTTCCGATGGAGCGTATGCATATCTGACAAGAGAACAGACACTGGCCTTCCGCAAAGGCAGAGTTAAACAACAGGTATCAATCCTCACAAAGGACGGTATCTGGAGAACAAATGATATCGACAAGGAAATTGTGGTCGACACGATTTATGAGGATTGAACATGGCAGATAACTATGAAATTGATGTGACACTTGAAGAGATATTCGGTACCGGCATCAGCAGTGTAGAGCAGACTGTTGAGAGCCATGAGCCGAATGGAGTCAATGAGGTCACAGTTACACTGACAAACGGGCAGACATCTGTCTTCAATGTCAGAAACGGTGATTCCTCCGGGAAGCCTACTCCTGTCGCAACAGTGGCAGAGATGACAGACCCGACAGAGATCTACCTTTATACCGGCAGTGAAGAAGGATATGTCAAAGGCAATATCTATTGCTATAAGAACAATGAGTGGACTGACGTAGGCACCTATGGTGGGATGATCGTTGACGAGGAACTGAATGCAGACAGTGAGAATGCTGTAGCCAACAAGGCGATCACTGAAGCGATCAATGCTACTCCTCAGCTGAGAATTGTCGAGAACGGCAAGTGGGTTGTGGCTGTACCGGATCACGACAGTTCAACCGCATCCGTCTACGTGCCGACAGCGGTAAGCATGGGCCACCCTGATCTTCTTCAGACAGATACCAAGAGTTCCCTTGTTGATGCGATCAATGAGGTCAAGGCAGATACCAATGCACTGATTGCTGCAGTCGGGTCTCCATTGGTGGCAAACACAGCTGCCGGCATGACAGACCAGACAAAGATCTATGTTTATACCGGATCTGAGACAGGCTATACAAGCGGGCACTGGTACTACTACGATGGCTCTGCATGGGCTGATGGCGGTATCTACCAGTCGACCGGAATCGATACAGACAAGACTCTGACAGTTGCGAACCAGGCTGCAGATGGCAAGGCAGTTGGAAACGAAATCTCAGACTTAAAGAGCGCTATTCAGCAGGGCGGTTCGTTCAATGCAGAAGTTAAATCGGCACTTGATGCGTTTACGGCTTCTGTCCTTCAGCTTACAGAAAAAGTGGCATACATTGACGAGAACGGACAGGATTATTATGACGATATTGAAGATGCGGCTGATGCTCTGCACTCTGCTATGTATCCACCGGCAAATCTTGTATCAATCAGTGCTGTGTATACACAGAGCGGAACGGTGTACGTTACAGATTCACTTGATGTTCTTAGGTCTGATCTTGTTGTTACTGCGTTGTTCGATGATGAAACAACAAGAACAATAACAAATTACACATTAAGCGGAACTCTGACCGTAGGCACTTCCGTAGTCACAGTTGCTTATGGTGGTAAGACTGCAACATTTAATGTCACAGTTACATTTGCGGTTGAATGGACATTGGAGTGGGATTATACAGATGGTGCTTTGCCAAGTACTGCTGATTGGAATACCACAAAACAAGGTAATGCAACTGCATCATTTATTGCAGGTAAAGGCATTGAATGCAGAATATCAAATGGTGGGTATACGTTAGTCCCCAAAAATTATCAGACAACTAAAAATGGCATTATTGAGTACGTTGTAAACTTTGAGGTTCTTGGCAATAATACAAGTATTAGGGGAACATTAAGTGATTCAAGTTGCATTATTGGCTACCTGTCAAAAGCAGGTGTACGAATCAACGGAAGCACTTATGAACCTATTGCAGACACAGAACCAAACCTTAATACAGACTATACGGTTAGAGTGGAACGCACAGACACAACGGGAAAAGTGTATTTAAATGGTACTGAAGTATGGTCTGGCTCGGCTCGTGATCTTAGTGGAACAAATAATATTATGGTTTCCACCACAGCATATGATACAGTAACAACTGTGGCTTATATTAAGAGCATCAAACTATACCACGAAAACTAATGAGGTGGAGTGATGGCAGTTTACGATATTAACGGAAACACAAGTGGTGTTTATGACATTGACGGAAATGTAATTGGCGGTGGTGGTGATGTAGCACCAACAGATAATGTCAGTGGATATGTAACTGATCCTGAATATATCACAGTTGAAAATTCACCATACAGATTGGTTTGGCATGATGAATTTGAAGGAAGCGATATTAACAAAAACTTTTGGACTGATGCACAGCTTATCAGCACCAAATATAAGCGATATGGTGCATGGACAGATTATTATCTGAATGATAGCAAACTTCACTTGAGAATAAAAAAAGATGCGCCAAATTGTTTTGTGGATGATCCGAGTAACAGTAACGATATGGCACAAAGCATTATCCAAACCGCTCAACAGAATAAACTCCATGTAACTACATATGGTTATCATGATGTAAATCCTTTTTGGGGATTACTTACACAGGAAGGATATTATGAATGCCGATTCAAAGTATGGAAAGCGACGGGTGGTTGCCATACATCATGGTGGTGTGTCGGCATTCAAGATGGACTATACGCCGAAAGTGCGAGAGCCGAGATAGACATTACAGAAATTCTAGGACGTGCAACAACAAATCTTCCGCACGGTCAGCATAGACAATCGGACGCATCATGCACAGAAAGCTACACCACTACCGAAGTAAATGTAGACTTTGCAACAGATTTCCATACAGTTGGCTTCTTATGGGAAAACGGATTGATGAAATGGTATGTTGATGGTACTTTGGTGGACACAAAGAACATCAATACACCACAGTATCCAGTTATGCATTTCTTGGCGGCTTATAAACGCAGAAGTGGCAGTGGATGGACAGGTGCAGCTGACACAACACTGGGTGATGTTGAATTTCAGGTTGATTATTTGAGGATTTACAAGAAAGCAACATCACAGGCATCAAATACTGTCACAATAAGCGGATATACACCAATCACCATCAATGCCAATACACAGGATATGACCATTGATGATGAACGTGGTTGTCCAATCTGTTTCCCTTCATACGTTTATGTGAACTGGAGCGATGGAACACGAACTGAGCATTGGGTTAAGTGGCAAGCCGTACAGGAAACATATCAGAGCAAGATGACCAATCAGCAGTCATTCACATGGGATGGCTATGTGTATGGTTTAGGAATTGATATTGTCGCACAGGTGAATTACTGACATGACAAAAGTAATTTGCATAGTGGCTGTTCTGATCGGCTATGCAGTCCTCGGATATGTCAAAGCGAAATCCAAGAAGGAAGAGGATGCGCTGATTGAAGAATGGCGGAAAGGCTTTAAAT